GACCGATGCTGAACGAAAACTTACGACAGTTAGAGTCCTTAAAAATCGTTATTCAGGCGAAGTTGGCATCGCATGTCAATTAAGTTATGATTTATCCACTTGCAGATTTACAGAAGATGAAATTACGACAACACCAGTTTTCAATCCAACCACAGATTTCTAATGAGAATGGATGTGTAAGAAAAAGTGATAAAGCTAGACCTATATTTGTAGAGTTTTATGGAAAAGATAATTTAGAATTATATAAACCTAACCCACCTAGTAAAGAGGCTATTCAACGTGCAAAGTTTAGAGACAAAACCTTCCACTGGAATAGGTACTCTAGTAATTGACACCGAAACTAACGGATTGTTAAGAAATGCCACCAGAATACACTGCATCGCCTTATACTGGCTTGAAGAAGACAGAACGGAAACGTTTAACGATGAAAAATATGCAGAAAATCCGAAAGATCTCCCTATGGGTAGCGGCTACAGCATCACCACCGCCATATCATGGATCTCGATTGCTGAAAGGGTCGTTGGCCATAATATTGTTGGGTTTGATTTACCTCTCATTAAAAGGCTCTATCCTTTCTTTGAGTATCCTCCTGTTATTATTGATACTCTTTTGTTATCTCGCTTATATCATCCGGATTTATATGATATAGATAAGAAGAATAGAAATATACCAGATAAATTATATGGATCTCATTCTCTTGAGGCATGGGGACACCGATTAGGTGAATATAAAGGAGACTACGGTAAGACTACTGATTGGTCTGAATGGTCACAAGAGATGCAAGATTATTGTGAACAAGATGTCGTTGTGACAAAGAAATTATGCGACCACTTCCACCCTTACCTGACTGGGTTAAATTAGAACATCAGGTACAGCAAATACTTACACAACAAGAGGAACATGGATGGTATTTTGATGAAAAAGCTGCACGGGAACTTGAATCAACTCTCAGACGAGAGTATGAAGATACTGCTCAACTATTACAGCAACGCCACCCTTACGTTAGAGGATCGGAATTTTGTCCTAAACGATCTAATAGGCGAACAGGATATGTTAAAGGAGCACCTTTTACAAAACTCAAGGACTTAAATCCTACTTCCCGTGACCATATAGCATGGATTCTACAAACACATTATGGCTGGAAGCCGTCATTAATGACCTCCACAGGAAAGCCAGTAATAAACGAAACAGTGTTGAAAGATATTGGGACGGATATTGCTCTCCAATTTCTGACACTACTGGATCTGACGAAAAAGTTAGGGATGATATCAGAAGGCGTGAACGCATGGCAAAAGCTTGTTACTGCGACTAGCCGGATACATCACCATTGTTCAGTAGCTACATCTACATTTAGATGTGCTCATCGTAAACCAAACCTCGCACAAGTACCATCAGATGAAAGATTTAGACAATTATTTATTGCGTCGGGCAGTCATATATTGGTCGGTGCCGATCTTAGCGGTATTGAGCTCAGGATGCTTGCCCACTATCTCGCCAGATATGATAAAGGACGCTATACCAAAATCCTCCTTACCGGAGACATCCATCAAACCAATGCCGACAGGATTGGGATTACCAGGAGAGACGTTAAAACCGTCACCTACGCCTTCCTCTACGGAGCAGGAGACAGAAAAATCGGCGTCTCCGTTGATAAGCAATTAAATGATGAAGAAGCTACTAAGAAAGGTAAAGAGATCAGGAAAGCTTATATCGCTGCCATCCCAGGTCTTAAAGAGCTGTTGGAAGCGGTACACAAAGCTAGTGAGAGGGGTTTTCTTTATGGACTCGACCACCGTCATATCGGCGTTGACTCGAGGCATAAGTCTCTCAACTATCTCCTACAGTCATCGGCGGCGACGATTGCCAAAAGATGGATGGTATTAGCCAATGAACATTTACCAAAAACTGCTCACCAACTTGCATTCGTTCATGATGAATTACAATTTGAATGTAAAGAGGAAGAAGCAGAGGACTTAAAATTCCTACTAGAGCTCACAGCTGTACAAGCTGGAGAGTATTACAATATGAGATGTCCTGTAGCAGCTGAATCAAAATCAGGAGCTAACTGGGCAGAAGTACACTAACCACCTATGGAAACTAAAATTTGCAGAAGATGCGGACAAGAAAAACCTCTCGACTGTTTTAGTCGTAGAGGAGAAGGACCAGTTAAAAAAAGAATTAACTGTAAATGTAAGGATTGTATTAAGGAAGAAACTGCTATTGTTAGACAACTTAGGAAAACAGCACCACCAGTACCTAAAGTATGTGATTGTTGTGGACTAGACCCTTTAATAAATCCTAATTTAGGACCGCATAGAAAGAAATTACAACTAGATCACGATCATAATACAGGAAAGTTTCGTGGATGGATATGTGATAACTGTAATGTAGCACTTTCAAGAGCTGGAGATAATCTTCAAGGTGTTATAAATTTAGCAAATTATCTCTTACAAAACCACCTATGAAACTATTAATAGATGCAGACTACATCGTATATAAATCGTGTGCTGCAGCAGAAACTGAACTTGATTTTGGTGACGATGTTATCCTTGTCACTAGCAACTTCAGTGATGCTTATAACGCAACACAAAGAGAACTTACCAAGCTTAAGAACGAGTTTGGGTCACTCTCTCCTATAATCTTATTCTTTTCAGACACTAAGAATTTTAGGAAAAAAATCTTACCCGATTATAAAGGGCATAGAAATCGTAAGAAACCCTGTGGTTACAAACGTGTAATCAACAAACTCAAGACTGAGTATGAAGTAATCATCATGCCTGAACTAGAGGCTGATGATGCTATGGGTATATACGCAACGCAAAACCCAGGTAATATTGTAATCAGTCCTGATAAGGATATGAAACAAATCCCTGGGGAATTATACAATTTGGATGAAAGATTCACAGTCAGCAAGGAAAGCGGAGCAGCTTGGCACCTTACTCAGTGTCTTTCTGGAGATCAAACTGATGGATATGGCGGAGTCCCTGGAATTGGAGTTAAACGAGCAGAGACTCTATTCAATAAAGAGGGATACAGCTGGAAAACAGTGGTAAAGGCTTTTAAAGATAAAGATCTTACAGAAGAAGATGCACTAGTAAATGCTAGACTTGCACGTATACTAACAGTAGATGATTATGACTTCAAAAATAACAGACCCATCTTATGGAATCCCCCCACCAGTTACAGAATTAACTATGGAACAGGATCTGAAGATGAGAGTAATAGAAGATAAAATAAAAGAAGGTTGGTATGAGCATAAGGAGGATATTATGACTGTCTTCCTTGCTCTACAGAAACAAAACTTCATATTAGGAAATTCACTAAAAAATTTAATCAACCACTGGCCACATGAAGAAATCTTTCTTATCCACTCAGGCCAAAGAATTCCGAACAAAATACAACCTGAAAAACTCAGCTGACAGACAGACTAGAGCTTATCAAAAAGATTTAATTGTAGAAGAGTTTAAGGAATTTCTAGAAGCTGAAGGGATGATGTTTATGCACGGTAGAAATCATCAAGAACATGCATTAAAAGAGTTAGCTGATTTAGTATATGTATGTTATCAGTTTGCTGAAAATCAAGGATGGTTCTTAGATGAAGCACTGAATCGTGTTCATGAATCTAATATGTCCAAACTCGGAGAGGACGGTAAACCAATATACCGAGAAGATGGTAAAGTCTTAAAAGGACCAAATTACCAACCACCAAACTTGTCAGATTTATTTTAAAATGACTGCAGAACTTATATCTCGCACAGGGCGGGTCCAATCATGGTTGGATAATCCTGAATCAAGACTCCCCGTGAGCTGTACAGTTTTTGTTGTAGAGGACTCAATGGAGGGAGAAAATGGAATCGAAGCATCGTGGAGATATGTCTCCCATGGACTTAGATTTGGAGCAGGAGTTGCGGTCCATTTATCTAAGCTCCGACCCAAAGGAAGTGAAAACGGCAAAGGTCTTACGGCTTCTGGCCCAGTATCCTTCGGAAAAATCTACTCAACATTAAATGAAACACTTAGAAGAGGTGGCGTTTATAAGAACGGTGCTGTTGTACTCCACCTTGACCTTGACCATCCTGATATTCTTGAGTTCATTACTACTCCCAGGGAAGAACTCTCATGGGTCAAGAGGTGCGTGGACATTGATTCGGGAAAATGGAACAACACGGATAATAAGGTAAAAGATGCCTTATTATATGGCATTAAGTCAGGTGACATCTGGCTAAACAAAATTAAATACCACAATGGAGAAAGAATTTATGGCAACGTCTGTCTTGAGGTTTACCTGCCCTCACGTGGAACTTGCTTGTTACAGCATGTCAATCTCGGTGCCTGTAGTGCAGGAGAGCTCAAGCAGGGTTTC